AAATCTGATGTCGTTGAAGAGCTGACATTGCTCGAAGAACCACGGGCCAGATCATCTCCCACTCGGCGTTATTGAACTTCGGCCTTTCAAGTGCGAAGACCTCCGCCTCTGCGAGTTCTCTGGCGGTCGGCATTGTAATTCTACTCGGTCTTGAGCTTACCGCTTCGCGTTTTGAGATTCGCTGGCGATCAACGCTTTAAGCAACGCGGCGCAGAACCCGCCGCGCTTTGCCCTGCAAACACCACACCATCTGCACGCAGCCATCACTCGGCATCCTTCTTCGGGCCGAGCATGAAAGACTCGCGCGGCTTGTACTCGTGAACCACGGTGATTCCGCCAACCGTAGTAATTCGCTTGTCGGCGCTATAGCGGACTAGACTCGCCTCTCCAGAGGCGTCGCATGCGCTACACGGAACTTCCTGCGCCCCATTCTCGCAGGTGCAATGCTTGTCGCTGTTGCCGCAGTTCATGCATAGATAGCCGGACCCGTCGCACTGCGGGCAGTTGATGTAGGATGCGCTACTCATCGTCTTCCTCATCGATCTCGCGGCCACACAGGCCCTCTTCGCAGTCCTCCCGGTCGCAGTATGTGCGAGCAACGGGGCAGAAGAGCGGAGCGTCTTCTTCATCGTCCATCTTTGATCCCCAACGCTTGGCGAACTTCCGCGCGGATGCCTTGAGTTGCAGCGTCGTTTCTGCCGATCTTGCGCAGCGACGATTCAAGCGACGCCACGCGCTTTTCCGCGGCAAAATGGATGCGACCTGTAACCTCGGACACGATCTCAATCGCAAGTCCGCGATAAGCATCCGGCCCGAATTCGGCATTGGATCGCGTGTGATCGTCGATCATCACGGCAACCTTGTTGACGATTTCGTCTCCATCCATGGTCAATGCTCTCCCAAGAGAAATTTCAGCTTGGCGATTTCGAGATCCCAGTGCTGCTGTTCGTCTGGGTTTTCAAACCGCACTGTCTTCATCCGCTCGATGGCTTTGCTGAGCGCTACCTCGAGCTCATGGACTCGGTCCGTCATCGCCCGCGCCGCAGCTTCAATCGCTGTCTCGTTGATCTCGCTCATGAGGGTTGGTCCTTTGGGTGTTCCTGCTCGTGCGTGTTCAGCGCAGGACTGTTCTTTCCAGTCCGCTCGGCGTCAGCCATCATGCGCGCGGTCATTGGGACCGCTCCGGATCAAATTCGGCGTTGGAGACATGCTCCACGTCCCAAGCTGCATCCATCTTCGCAGCGATGGCGCTGCACACGCCTACGGTATTCACCGCAACATCGCGCATTTGGTAGACGATGTGGGCTGTGAGTTCGTTGGCTTTGTGTTGTTCCTCGCGGGATTGAAAGTCGGCCGCTTTGGACCGCAGACGCACGCCGACGCCGCCTCCGGTATCCTCGTAAAGTTGCGCCACAGACCATGTCGGAAAGTGATACTTGAAAGCGGCGCGCTCTTTCGAAATCACCGTAACAGCTCCTGCCATGTCGTACTTTTTCAGTACGCCCATGATTTCGGCCATGCATTCCCAGTATCGCTTGTCCGACATGGTTTTCTCCTACGGTGCGGTGATGTCGGGCAGAGAGGCGCGGACGGCGGCGTCCTTGCCTTCGAGAAGTTTGCGCAGCGCGACGGTGCGTTCAGGATTGCGCGGCAGCGTGTCGATCATGTGCCGCGCCAGATCGCAGAACGGTTTCGAGTGAACCTGCAATTGCGGGGGCAGGTGGGCGTAGTGGAAGAAGCGCAGGATGTTGTCCGCCTTCATTTCGTCGGCGGAAAACTCTTGCGGCGCGGGATGGATTCCAGAGGTCATACGAGTCCCTTGTCGGTTGCGAGCCATTCGGGCAGCGTCAGGATGTGAGCTGCGCCTTTCGGCTCCAGTTCGGCTTGGCTTTTCGGTATCCAGATCGCCTTTGCGCGATCGCCATCATCTGAGACGAGCCAAGCCTTTTCGCTCTCGTGATGAAGTTGAACGGCGACGTCGATGAGATCTGACTTGCTCATTCAACGCCTCCGGGTCCGCGTGCGGCGGGGCCAAAGGCCGCGTCATCGATCAGCCAGCAATCGATCTCGGCATCATCCGGCGGCGGGAAGTTCGCACACGCCCATTCGATTGCGCGCAGTTGCCCCTCTGAGCCCTTGCCTCCAATCGCAGCGAGCGCAAACTTGCGAGCCAATTCGTAGGGCATGTTGAGATTGCCAGAGCGCCAGAGCGTTCCGTAAATCGCTTCGTCGGCAGATACACGCAGCCTTGACGATGGTGCGTCATCAGCGGCTTGGGTGCGAACCTCGGTGCTCATGCTTGTCCCTTTTTAAATCGAGCAGACCCCATAAACTTCCTCCCCTTCCCCCATCTCTTCCCCCCAATCCCCGCAGACATAATCCTTCCCGGGCTTTCAGATCGTCGTGTCTTGATGAGGGGTGGGTCGGAGAAGGAGTTCCGGCCTTGAATGGCGCGATTGCCCTTCGCGATCCTGGCTTTCAACTTCTCACGCCTCACAGCCGCTAGCGTCTGCGTTCCCTTGATGTGCATGACGGTGGCGTGGCGTTCCGTGGCCTTGCGCAGCCGGTGCATCTCGGCGCGTTCAGCGGCCTCAGCGGCCGTCTTGTGCTTGTGGCAGTCGCATTCCTTGCGGGAGGCGTAGGCGACCCAAGTACTCAGGTCTTCCTGCTTGGTCTCGCCCTTCCAGAGCGCCTTGTCGTGATCGAACTCCCAGCCACGCGGCTTGATCCCGCAGCCTGCGCAGCGGCCATTCTGACGCAAAACCACCTGCGCCTTCTGCTTCTTCGACAGGTGGCGTCGGGCTTCGACTTCGGGATAGAGCGGGAGGAGCAGATCATCAGCCATTAAGCGACAAGCTCCCCTTGCAGCGCTACGACGGTCCACCGCGCCGGGCATTGTGCGGCGTCCCAGCGGTCAACCATTCCCTTAGCGGTGTTGGACGGCCGGTTGTGGTTCTGCGCGACGTCGGTGGAATCCACGCTCGCGAACGGCCAGCGCTCTAGGCTCAGCGCCATGCCGCGCAGCATGTGAATGTTCGGCGTGAAGCGGTGGTGTGGGGCGAGCGCGTTCCACGCCTCGTCCATGCGCCGCTCCCACGACGGCGACATGATCTTCCAGTAATCACCCGTCGAGCCGATGCAGACGCGCGGCCATTCATCCGTGAGGCGCAGCAGGCGCTCAATCGGCTCGTCCATATGCCAGACCGGGGAGCCCCTTTGCCCAAACGGCCACTCCCGGATCAGCGCATCTTGCTCTTGAGAGCCTGCGTCGATGACATCAGGGATGATCGCCCAGTTGGTCGGCCGGTTAAGCCAGCGCTCGCACCAAGTGTAGAATTTCGGCCAGTCGGTGGGCTCGTTCTTGGTGAACTTCGAGAACGCGCCATTATCCAGCATCACGGATTGGCCGATGCGGTCGGCCAGTTCAATCTGATCCGGACGTGCATGGCTGACGCAGAAGCAGGCGCCGGCAAGCTGGTGCATCACCGCGTTCGGCGTGATCGGGGTTCCGTGATAGTGGATGGTCATTGGGTCCACGTTGCCCCCATGCCTTCAGGTTCGCGCCAAACGTCCACGCGAACCGCTTCCGTGACGCGGCCAATGTATCCCGCTAGCTGCTCTGCTCTGCGCAGTTCGTGCGCTAAAACGCGGTGATCTAGCTCACTCCCACACCGCTCAAGGCGGTCTTTAAGGTCCACCGCTGATTGCCCGGTGTAGTTCCAGAACGCACGCACGCGCCACGTGTGGCCATGCATCACGCCGTCATCGCCTTTGTGAGCGGCGCAGATGTGGGTGTCGGCCCAGCTCAGTACGCCCATCAGCCCGCCCCCACCTTGCTACGGGAGGCCGCTTCCGCCTCGGGTTCGAAAACGTCGCGCATTAGCGAACACGCTCCGCAGCCCGGATATTGGATTGCTCAGTGCGCCACATTTCGATGATAGCGGCGGCGGCGGAACGTCGGTCACGCCAGGTATAGTCCACCTCCTTGATCAGCTTTACCTGATCCAGATGCGCGGCGTAGCGAGGGTCGGCGCGGGCGGCCATTTCCTTGGCGGCGGCGCTTTTCTCCTCGCTCTCCATCATCAGCTTAGCCAGAACGGTCTTGGTCAGGTCGTCCATGTGCTCGGAAGCTGCGCGCGCCTTTGCGGCCTCGTGCTGCGGGTCTGTAAGGATTTGGAGAGCGTGCTCGACCTTCTTGTCCGAGATCATCATGGCTAGAACTCCAGCGTGACGTGGGGAACGGAGCCGCCGACGATGGCGAGAACGATCAGCTTCGCGGCGTCTTCCTTGATGGCCCCATGATCCATGATCGCCTCTTTGGCGGCCTTCATGACGCGGGAGCGATGCTCCTGGTTGCGCTGCCGTTCGGCGTCGAGACAGGCTTGCTCAGCCTTGGCCTTCTCGGCAGCGGCGACCTTCGCAGCTTCGGCGCGGCGGTCGGCCTCTAGGGCTTCTTCAGCGGCCTTGGCTTTGCGATTGGCCTCATCGATAGCCATCTGCGCCTTGGCGTCGGCCTGACGGCGGGCTTCCTCGGCTTCGGCAAGTACCTTGGCCTGCGCAGCGCGCTCAGCAGCGGCTTCAGCGTCGCGCTTGGCCTGCTCATCAGCGCGGGCCTTCTCGGCAGCGGCGGCGGCCTCCCGGGCCTTCTGACGCTCAGCCTCAACAGCTTCCTCCGCAGCCCGTTTGGCAGCCGCAGCGATGCGTTCGTCATCGGCTTTCTTCTTGGCCTCGGCGGCGACCTTCTCAGCCGCTACCCGCTCCGCTTCTGCCTTCTCAGCGCGCAAACGCTCCAGTTCGGCGCGGTCAGCCTCATCCTTACGGAGCCGCACTTCCAGATCCGCGAGATGCCCGAGCGCAGCTTTTTGCTCTTGGACAGTGACGTCGAGCAGGTCTGCCAGCATTTCCGGGTGGATGGCGCGTGTTTCAATCTTGCGCACCATGTCCGTGATATCAGCGGAGGTGGTGCCGAAGGGCAGGCGCATTGCGTCGGCATAGAGCGCTCGCGTTTCTGTCACGTACTGTTTGCGCTCATCCTCTTTCCTGTCCCACGCATCGGCCGGCGCTTTGGCTTTGAGTTGCAGGGCCTCCAGCTTATCCCAAGCCTCGCGCCGCACCTTGTCCGTGACGTCGATCTTCTTGCGCAGGTCAACGTTAAGTGCCTTACCGGCAGCGTCGATTGCGGTCTTGCGCTTGGCAATCCCAAACGCCAGCGACTTGAGCGCCTTGCGGCCTTTCTCGGTCGAAACATCCGTGCCTTGTTTGGCGATGTCCGCTTCGATGCTTTCGAGAAGCTGGGCCAGAATGCCAGGTTCTGAAAAGACCAGTTCGGGCTGCTCTTCCAGAAGCTCGCCAACCGCTTTCGAGTTGTGGCCGATGTCTGCTTTTGCTGCTGCGGCTGTCACGCTGCAATCTCCTGTTGGGGCTGGGGCAGGCGGGCGATCTGAGCGGCCAGCTCACGAAGGAAGCCGGAGACTTCGGTTTCCAGTTCGATGATGGTCCGCTGGTCGCGTTCGACGCGCTTGATGAAAAGCTGAAGGTGTGCCGGAAGCCTTGGATCAAACCCGACGTAGTCGCACCACTTGCGGCCGGAACACGCGAGTTGCCATTGGATTTGCGTGATGTAGTCGGGGTCGATCTCCCCGCTCATCAACGTTTCAAGGTGCGTGGCCGTGTTGCAGCACTTGATTTCGATCAGACCATCCTCGCCTACCAGCCCATCGGGGCTGGCGCCGGACATGGCGATGGACGGATGGTCTATGAAGCTGACCTGCTCGACAGTCGCATTCTTCATGAACTCGTAAGCCACGCGGGCTTCCGGTTCCTTCTCGATGCCCCATGCCATCGCTGCGTTGCTGAAACCCTCGGCCGTCTTGCCGGTCAGGCGCTCACACAGCAGTTGGGCGGCGTAATTCTTCCGTGAAGTCGAGTAGCCCGACTTGGTCTTCTTGATCACGTCTGCGACGCGCGAAGCTGTGACTTTGCCTCGTCTTTGCGCCTGCCAGGCTTCGGTTCCTTGTTCGGTCATTTCGCGGCTTCCTTCTTCGCGGCGAGGGCCTGTTTCGCGTAGTTGAACTTACTGCCGGCCATACGTTCGAGCGCGGGTTCCTTTAGGTAGGCGAGGAACTTGGCCTTGTCGGTGTCGGTTTCCTCAATCAGCTGCTCCAGTTCTCTCAGCTGCTCATCCGAAATGAAGACCGATGGCGGCGTGGATTTATCGCCATCGTCGTCATGCTCTTTGGACACGATGCCGAGCATCATGATCCCCATGTAACGGGTGCCGTAGGACAGCGATGAGCCGACGGCCTGAACCGCGTTCTTCGAGCCGGTGCTGTCATGCTGCATCGGGATCGAGTCGGATTCCTCGCGGTGTCCGCCACGGTGGCTCAGGATGCAGGTGACAACTATCTTGCCGTCCGCTGTCGTCTTGGGTCGGAAAGAAATCCCGAAGCCGTGCTCCAGCATGAACGGATTGCAGGCGTCCTTGATATCGGCCCAGAGTGCGTAGGCGCTGGATTGCTGGACGTCGCCATTGCGCTCGCCGTCCTTGTCCTTCTTGCGGATTTCGATGCGTCCGTTACGGTCAATAACCGGGAGCTTCGGTTGCATCTCTGCGAAGGCGCCATCGAAAGCCACACGGGCCTGCCGTGCCAGTTCTTCGTTACGGATACCGACCAGTTGCCGCATCTTCTCAATGTCGAAGTTGGGGTCGCTCGCGGCGTGGGAAATCATCGCCAAGAACGGGTCGGCGTTTGTCGGGTGAGCAATAACCTCGCCCTTCTGTTCAACGTGTTTTGATAGAGCGCTCATTGCGGGTCCTTTGTGTGTGGCATGACGACGAAGGCGAACAGGGCCAGTGCTATGACCAAGAGCACGGTGGCGAGATCGTAGGCGGTCATTTGCTC